GTGAATTTGCATTGACTGGATAGTATGACAGCATGTTGCCACCATGCGCGTAAACGGAAAGCGCCGACAAACTGGAAATGATCTGCATTGCCGCAAACACGCCAATGATCTTGTTTGCACTATCCGACGTTGCAGCGCCGGACCAATTGCCGTCATAGTATTCGCGGTAACTGATATAAAATTCAAGGCTGGTTTCATCTTCCACCTGGTTGTTGCTGGCAACGGGTTTCCATTCCGCTGATAGATAGCTGCGGATGATCTTTGACACGTCAACAAGCATTTCACCTGATTCGGCTGGTGAATAGCGAAGCTGCGGTGAAATAGCAACACCGGCGCTGTTGAATACTTCGACGGCTGCGATGTAGTCAGTGCGCTTTGAATTGTTGATTGCGCCACCGGTTCCGGAATCAACGTAAGGCGTGTCAATGGTTACAAGTGTGTTGCCGCCGGTGAATGCCGATGCGGTGACTGGTGCGGCAACGTTGTAGCCTGCACGGTTTATATACACGATGTTTCCATTTTGGAAGAAAGCCGTGTGATTCAAACCGTTGAACTGCAACTGCGCCTTTCCGCTGTTGTTGTTGATCTGGTTGAATGAATAATCTGTTCGCTGCAATCGGTACACAAGCGGATTCCCGACCGCGTTGAAATTGCAGTTTGATTTTATCGGACGTTGTGTGATTGATAGTGCCATAGTTTATCTGCGAATCCGCAGCCGTTGAATTATTTCTTCGCGTGTTCCTTTCAGCAGGTTCGCTGCTAATTCCTTTCGGTATTCAAGAATTTTGTCTTCGACATTCAGCGCAGGCCTTTTGCCTTGGTATATGTCTGTCCCTGCACGTGCGATCTTCCGAGCGATCAGGAACGCAAGCGACTTTTCAGTGATGTCAGTTGGCCTGATACCCTTGTGCCGCATCCATTCAATGATTGCTTCAAGCGGGGGAAACTTGCCGGGCCTTCGTCCGGAAGCCTGGAATTGCATGTAAGATGAACCGTAAAGCCTGCCGTAATCAAAAGCCGGATCAATGCGCAGCGCTTCAGCAGAACGTCCAGAAGCACGAATGCCCTTTTGCCGCTGATCCTGTATGTAGGCGTCGCGCACTTTGTTCAGGAATTGTTCGATTGCTTGTTTTCGATTCATACTCGCGTAATCGCGTAGACGATTATTAGTAGGTAAAAAAAATAGTTATGATTTGCTGTTGCATCCGGTGATTCCTTCCATCACTGGCACCTGTGCGCGATACATGACGCCGTATAAATCCGCATCCATGCTGGAATAAATCGGCTGATAGTGATGCCATCGCCTTCAGGGTCGATGATCTTATGCAGATTCAGTTTCCAAATGAATTCGCGTGCGAGTATGCGCATAGGAGCAATCGCGTCGTTTTCGACATCCTTGGCGTTATAGTCAATCGTTGACTGACCTTGACGCGACATCAACATAAAACCCTGAAGTTCGAACGTGCTTTTTAGTATGCCGGACCTGCCGCGATTGTCGACAACCGTGAAAGGCAACACGATGTTCACCGGCGTCGGTGAAGCTGCAACTGATGCGGCCAGTTTGTCCACATGAAAATTCGCTTCGTTCAAATCGGCATAAAAGAACAACGGCTTTTTTGAAAGGCTGTTGTTTACTGATTCCAGGGCTTCAAGTATCATTTCTTTTGCATGTTTGCGGCTGATTCTTCCATCATCCGGTTAATGTTTGTAAATCGTTCGCTGTATTCCGCCTGTTCCTTCCAAAGCCAGGCAAAGTTCATCACCGTGTCAAAACTCTTTTTCGCATAAACTTCATCAGGGTCAATACTGAACCGCATTGCAAAGTCATTTATCAGGCTTAAATCTGCGAACGGTTCAAGCCTTGAAACTTTGGCAGCCCGTGCGATTTCTTTCTGTTTGTAGAAACTGCTCGTTTTATCCGGCGCAAGACGCTTTGAAGCCAGTTGCCAGATGGATTGAGTTTCTTTAACAAAAAAAAACCTACCGGGAAAATCTTAACAATTGGCAGCGACAATACTGCCTTCTCAATTTCAAGGGCACGTTCATAATCGAAGTCGCGGCCATCAATCAAGGGCTGAAGATACACTGCCACGGCGCGACTGATTGCCGCACGATCATCACCGACAGATTCAATGTACTTCCGGACCTGAATTGCCTGACCTATTGAAAGGCGACCGATCTTCTTTGGAATCTGAACAGTCTTTCCGTTGATGACAATGAATTGCGGCATAGGGATGCGCTCAAAATTGAAAGGCTGTTCGAAGACAAAACGAACCGCTGCGTAAAGCGCTGATTCAAGTTTGTAGCTTTTACTTGAAGCAATACCGGCGTATTCCTTTCCGGAAAGGATGCTGAATAATTTTATCCAGTCTTCGCCATCCCATTCAAGCGCCATCCGCTGAAACTGCGCAACAGTAACTTCTTCCCAGCATACAGGAACCTTGATGCTTTCCTGTCCTTCAGTTGTTCGTGCAAATAGTTTTAACATAGTCGCAAAGTTACCACAGGTTCCATGCCCATTTTCCAATTGTCCAAACGATTTTTGCCGCAAGCACGATGAAAATGAACATGACTGCAAGGCGTGCAAGTGCGAAGGTGAATCGTGCAAGGTTTGCGATTCCTGAAATGATTAATTTTTGCATAAACATATTTGGTTTAAGTGTTAAGCGATACTAATTGTCCGAACCGGCGCGACTTCAAAATACATTCGCATCAAATACGTGTCCAGGTCATCAGGTGACCTGCCCAGCAGTTCTTTGATCTTGTCTTTTGAAACCAATCTGCGCTTGCCGTCTTCATCCATGTTTGCCTGTTTTAGTTGTTCAAGTTCTTCAGTTAATTTTTCTTGAACAACAGGTTCGGAATAAGGTTCGTAAATATTTCCAATAAGGTCAGCGAGTTTGAAGCCGCACTGATCCTTCAGGCTTCCATAGTTTTCATCCTTGAAAGGTTTACTGTTCGCAATGAAACCTTTGCAGCCCGGCAGAAGATCAACGACGCCGCCGCCAATGCCGTCTTCGTCAACGATCACATTCGACATTGGCACAAGAAATTCAGTCGCAAGCCTGCGGATTTCTGCCGCGACTTCCGTTGTCTTCTTCTTCTTCAATGCTACACGCTGAAGAACCTTGAAGCCGTGCCATATCCTAATTATCGTTTCATCCTTCCCGAATCGCGCAACGTCCGCAGTGATATATTTCTTTCCTTCAGCCTTTACAAACTGATTCGTGAAGATGTTGCAAATGTCTTCGAACTGAAGGAGCGCTGCGGGATCATCGTCATATTCCCAATTTCCGAAAAGCAACCGTTCCTTTTCGTTCGGTGACAAGGTCCGGCGCAGGTTTTCCAGGTAGCCCGGCGGCAGACGTTTATTATCTTCGGGCAATGCCTGCACAAATTTTTTCCAGCCTTCTATTGTGCCATCCTTCGCCTTCCGGTAGTAATCCCGGTAAAGGTAATTTTTCGACGGGTTACACGTTTGCAGCAGCTTTCCCGGAAGATTGTACACGTCATTTTTCCAGCGTCCGATTGATGCGGCAAGGTTGTTTTTTGCAGCAACTTCGAATTCACCAGCTTCTTCAATCCAGCCACGCGTCATCTGCATCGAACCGAAGCGATAAAACAGCGGATCAGATGGCAGAAATTTCGCTTCCAACAGATACACTGTTGATCCGTTATACAACCGAAAAAGATTATCCTGACCGTTGTAAACGTAATATTCCTTACCTAAACCCCAATGATTGAACACTTCGTGAATTGACGGAATCGTGTGTTTACGAAGATCATTCAACTTCTTCCGGGCGATAAAATAGTGCGTGCCTGGATAGGTCAACGCGTCGCCAAATATCAAAGAACACCCCAGATACGATTTCCCTGATCCTTTCGATCCGCCGTAAAGGATGTCAAACACCGTCGCGTCAATCCAATACCGGCAGACCTGCTTTTGTTTCTCGTTGCCGTAGGTATTGAATACCAGCTTCACTTCAACACAAAGAACTTTTCAATTTGAAACATTCCGCCGGAAAATTGTTTTTCGTGCATTCCCTTCAGGAATTCTTCTGCCGAGGAATACGATTCAAATCGTTTTGCTAAATAGGGATTGTCGCTATATGCCGGTGCTTGGCCGTGATCTTCATCGTAATATCCGATCTTGCTTTCATGCCTGATTGAAATTATAAATACTATCTTCATACTACTTAACTTCCATTCCTGTAATCGTGTGGTTTACGTCGCCGTTGAACTTCGTTTCTGATTTGTCGGTCAGGCCAAGGTCGCGGGCAATTATACTGGCGTTGAACGCACCCACAGCGGCGCCTTCGAACTTCTGCGTGTAAATGATTTCCTTTATGTGCGTGATGACTGGAAAAAAATCATCGCGCTTTTCGTATGCCGCGAAGGTTTTGACGCTGATTCCGGCGAATACGCAAAAGCCTTGTATCGTGTAGGGGCGCTGCGTCGGCAGTTCGACTGTCTTTCCGGCGAGTTCGCCACCGCGTACAAAGTCAGTCTTAATCCACGGGTTTTGATCACACCAGTCGAAGTATGCCTGCGCTTCTTCCCAAATGGTTTCGGGCGTGAATTCCGTTTCCCGTCCGTGCTTCTTTCGGTTCTTCCAAAATTGATTTCGTTCAGGTGCTGCCATATCTTACTTCACTTTTCGCATTAAAGCCGTGTCCTGCATTTCTGTCAGATATTTTTCTATCATCGCATCTTCACTTCTGCCTTCGTAGTGTTTCAACGTTTCATAGTTTTCGATGCCTGCGAGTTCGCGCACCATCTTTTCAGGCATAGTCTGAAGGGCAAGCGTGATGAAAGTTTTCCTGCCGGTATGGCTGGAAAGGAATTCGTACTTCGGGCCGCTG